TGGAGCTTCGCTGGCCGCTCGCCTCCGGCCAGCGCGCGCCGTGCGAGTCGCGGCCGAGCTCCTCGGCGAGCTGCTCGTGGGTGAGCATGGCGGTGATGCGCCTCCTCCCGAAGCGGCGACGTTGGCGCCTCCCGCGCAGACCTCGTCTTCCGCTCCATTAGAACCGAACAGGAGGAGGAAGGTTTCATGGAAGACTACGTTGTCCTTCAGGTCACAAGCCCGAAGCCCTGGGAAGATGACGAGCTCGACATGATGGCTGAGCGGATGGCCAAACAGCTTCAGGATGAGGACGGCGGTGGGTGGGAGCCCGTTTCCCACGACCTTTCGGTCTTCGACAACAACCTGGTCCTGAGCGTGATCGCTCGCCGGCCGGCGATCCTTCGTCGTGGTGCTTCCGCGAGTGCGCCGACCAGACTCATCACGCTGGACCGAAGGCGAATGCAAGACCCGTTGCTGAGGTGAGCAGCGCTCGTGTGTCGGCCTCCGTGCCATATCGAAGCTCATGATATGTCGGAATCCCGACTAATGTCAAGACCCAAGCCAGGAAATTTGTCGGAAAACTTGACGCCGAAGCGTGGGCGGCCTATGCTTGACCCAATGACACCGCTCGGCGTGTTCGTTCGTGCCCGACGGGAGCAGCTCGGTTTGAATCAGGCCCAGGCGGCCGAGGCGTGGGGCCTGAGCTCCCGGAGCCTCCTTTCCGAAATCGAAGTCGGTGAGATCAAGAACCCCCGTGCCGACACGCTGATAAAAATAGCCAGCGGGCTCGGCGTAACGCTTGATGAACTGCTTGGCCAGACGAATGCGAAGGAGAACGGCCAACGACCAGCGCCTGGTGGAAAGCGGCGCGGGACGGCTATCGCTTCTACCTCCTAGGCCAGCAGGGACGCTCCGAGCAGACCACCGCCACCTACCTGGGCCACCTCGATAGGTTCTCCCGCGCCGTCCACGTCCCGGCGCTCTCCGACGTTGACGAACTGCTCGTCGCCCGCCACATCGCGGAGCTGCGCGCGCGCTTCGGCATCGCCTCCTCGACCGTCAACACCAGGATCTCCGCGCTCCGATCCTTCTTCCGCTGGGCGCGCTCACGGCGGCCGCCGCTCGTCGACGAGGACCCGACGGTCGGACTCAAAATGCGCAAGGAAGCGCCACCGCCGCGGGCGCCGCTGGCGACGACCGAGCTGCGCGCGCTGCTGCGCGCTGTCGAGACGCCCCTCGAGCGGGCGATCTTCATGGTCATGCTCGACACCGGCGTACGGCGCTCCGAGATGCTGGCCATCCGTTCGGGAGACGTCGACTGGCAAGCCGGAATCATCCTGATCCGGGAGGGCAAGGGGGCGAAGTCGCGTCTCGTCGCACCCGGCCGGCGCGCGATGGAGGCCTTGGCGGATTTGCAGCTGCGCAATGGCAACGGTCATCTCTGGCGGATGGGAAAGACGAGCCTAAAGCGGCTGCTCGATGGCCTCGCCGATCGTGCTGGCCTGCCGGCCGGCACCGTCTACCCACGCCGCATCCGCGTAACACGAGTCTGCGATCTCATCGAAGAGGGCGCCGATCAGATCGGCGTCGCCTCCGTCGACGGTCACAGCCTGGAGATGGTCCGCTACTACCAGCGCGCCATCGAACAGCGCCGCGCGGTCGAGCAGCAGCGTCGCCTTTCGCTCGCCGATCGGCTATGATCCCGTTACCCCGAAGGAGGTGCCACCGTGGACGTAAAGGTCAAGGAGTATCGCAGTCAGGGCGCATTCCAAGGCGATGCGCAGCGGATGGCGCGCGACGGGTGGACCGTGCAGAGCGTCACGGACCGGCCGCAGCGGGCCGGCTGCCTGCGCATCCTGCTCACCGGCGGCATTGCGCTCGTGTGGAAGCCGCCGTCACGCGTGATGGTCACCTATCAGCGGGAGGAGCGGGACAGGGAACTCTAGCCCGCCTGCACCTCCGGCAGCTCCAGCAGGAACTTCGCCGCGATCGGAACAGGCGTTGCAGGGACACCCATGACGCGCGCCCATTCGGCGCGCTCCGCTGGCGAATCGCTGTGCCGGCGGACGAAGCCGTTGGTGAACCAGTAGCCTGTCCCGTTCTGTGGGTCGACGATGATAAAACCGAGGGCCATGTCTGCTCCTCCTAACGCCGGCGCGGGCGGGGCCATGTAGCCCAGCACCTTGCGCTCGAAATGACGGTCGTCGAACAACCGCCCAGGGTCACTCTTCCCGTAGTAGCCGCCATTCGCGCTCCGGTCGTGGCGCACGTAGCCCGGCGCCTCGTGGTTGTCGGCGGACAGGAAGGGCAACACGACGACCGGAATGCCGTACTGGGCCGACTTCTCCGCGCAGAACCGCGCTGCCAGGTCAAGGTCTCGCGGATCGTAGGGCGTGTCGTTGGTCGCCTGCCCGATCTCGATGCTGATCGCGTACGGGTCGGCGTGGCCGAGCGAGAACGAAGGCCAGTAGTGGTCCGGCATGACCGAGCAGATACGCCCGCCGCCGATGATGACCGACGACATGGACGCCCACGGTCGCGTTGTCGCCTCGTTGATGTTGTTCGGGGATTTGAACCAGTTGATCGTCGCGTAGTATTCCTCAGTCGCCGTGCGGCCGGCGATGCCGGAGCGCGTGGCGTGTAGCTCGATGAGCGTGATCGGTCCGCCGTACCGAGGACGCGCTTTCCAGGGATGGAGCTGTACCGAAGGCCAGATGTCGTCGTCGAACTTCACAGCGCCTTCACCTCCTCGCTCAACATGCAGCCGTCCTCGATCCAGGCGGCGCGGCGCTCCAGGATGCGGGTCGCCAGGTCGTCCGCCTCGTTGTAGGCCCAGCGGGCCGCCTCCAGCGCCACGAGCAGCGCCTTCCTGGCGCGCGCGACGCGCACGATGTCCCGCATCACGGCGCGGCCTCCAGCGGTACGCCGACCCCGAGTGCGCCCCGAATCCGAACATCTGTTGCTCTTGACAACAACTGTATCCTGTGATACAATAGGTACACGGAGGGCAGGCGATGAGGACGTACCGGATTACGAGAGGCGCCAGGAGCGACAGGGGCGGGGCGACAGTGTGGTTTGGCCGCAACGAGTGCCTGACGGCCAATTACGCGGCAGACGGCACGCATCAGTACGGCGACCTTCCCGGGCTGAGTGATCTGCCGCTGGTCGCGGCGGCCGTCAGTCGGGTCATTGCGACCGGAGAGACCGAGATCATAACGACCGGAGAGCCAGCGCCCGTCGTGGCAGCGCCCCGGCCGATTGTGGGGGGCTGCACGCTGTGGACGGCTCAGCAGGGTTGCCCGCTCCACGGCGAGACCTGCCATCAGGAGGAGCCGTGGTAATGCGCATCGTCCTCCACGACGCAGACCCACTTGCTGCCCAGCGTGCGTGCGTGACCCGCCCGCGTTTGGGTCTAGTCGCTCGCTGTGTCGGGTGCGGCACGCGCGTCGTCTCGGGGCGGCATCACGTCCATCTATTGTACGGTGTGGATCAGTATGTCGGTTGCTGCTCGGAGGGATGCGCGATCCGAGCGGCGGTGCGGGAGGGACTGTGCTGCAATGATGACGACGCTGAACATCCGTAACGTGCCGGAGTCCCTCGCACGCGCCATCAGGGCCGATGGCGCGGCTCGTGGCCTCACGCTCCCACAGTGGCTCGCCGCTGTGTACGATCTCTACCGCGATCTGCGAGCGCGTGAGGGCACCGGGACGATCCTCATCGACGCCGATGCGCTCCGGCCGCTGCTCGCCAACAAACGTGGTAGCTCCGGGCGTGTACTGTCTGGCGTCAATTACACCAGCCTCGATGAGCTGCTGGAGCGCGTCGCGCGCTAGCACGGCAGCTCGTCCGGCCACCAGGGCGCCCACAGCGCCCACAGGGGCGGGCAGAGGGCCCACAGCCAGGCCAGGGCTACGCCGCGGCCGGCGCATTCCACCGCTGGAGCGCCTTCTCGGCGGCCAGGATGGCGGCCGTCAGCGGCGGGACGAGGTAGACCGCCGCCCAGGCCGGCAGGTCCGCGGACACTTCGGGGATGTTCGCGCCGGCGTAGGCGAGCGCGGACGCCGCGACGGTCGCCGCCAGCCCCTTGGCGAACCGCAGCAGCGTGCTCTTGGTGCGTTGGCTCATCTCCCGTTCCTCCTTAGCTCCTTCAGCTCCTTCAGCATGTCCTGCAGCAGCGTGTTCGTCGCGCCGAAGCCGGCGCGCATCTCGTTTGACAGCGCGTCGAGCTTCACGCCGAAGCTCTCCATCTTGCTCGCGTGAACGCTGAGCACCTCCCTCGTCTTGCGGTGCTCGTGGAGCCAGAACGAGGCGGCCATGTCGCCGCTCTTGACGTCTTCCGGGTTGAGCGCGATGCGGGCGCCGCTGGTGCCGTTCCGCTTCGCCGTGGTGAGGCGGAAGATGCCGCCGATGAGGCCGGCGGTCGCGATCCCAATGAGACTGATAATCCCACTCACGACAATCGCCTCGTGCACTAGGGCCGCCCCTTACCGCAGCCACAGACCGAGCGCCGGTTCATTGGCGCAGCACCCGCGCGAGTTGTCTCGTAGTGCCTCATGTTCTCTTGGAGCCGGGGATCGTCCGGCCGCACGGCCAGCGCCTTCGCCCCATAGCAGCGCGCCTCCTCGTTCTGGCCGATCTTGCTCAGGCAGACGGCGAGCATGTCGTAGCGCCGCCAGGCGTAGATCGATTCGTCTACGAAGTAGCCTTCGGGTGGCGAGAACGGCAGGCAAGCGGCGAACCAAGCCACCCCCTCCGCCCACTGCCCGAGCTCGTAGTGGAGGCACCCGAGAGCGTAGTACGGCTCGGCCCACGCTCCCCATTCCTGGACGGCCCGCAGGAAGGCAGCACGGGCCTCTGCGGGCGTCCCCAGCGCCTTGAGCGCGTTCCCCTTCAGCATGGCGGCGTCGCTGCGCTGCACCGGCCACTCCACGGGCAGCGTGAGAAGCTGGTCTACGAGCGCGATCACCTCATGGTGGTGGCCGGCGTAGGAGTGCTCGCGGGCGAGGTAGAAGTAGTGGCGCTCCGTTGGTGTGGCCTGGAGGTTGGCGCGGAGCGGCGCGAAGGGATCGCCGTAGGTGCGGTCTCCGCCCTTGCGCGGTTGCTGCTCCACGAGGATGCCCTTCTCGACGCGCCCGCGCGGACCTTCCGTCCATTCGTGGATCGCCCCCTTCCAGACATGAGAGCCACGCTGGTGCAGCAAGTCCTGGCGGGCGTAGGTCTGCGCCGGCGCCCCAAACTCATCGCGCGTCCAGACCATCATCGGGCGGACGGCGATCTCCTCGTCCTTCTCTGCGATGGCGCGGATGATCTCATGCCCGGCCACCAGGACCTCGTCGGCGTCCTGCCAGTAGACGTACTCTCCGCGGCATACGGACTCGGCGTAGTTCCGTGCCGCCGAGAAGTCATCCGCCCACTCGAAGCGCTCCACGCGGGCGCCGTAGGACTCGGCGATCTCTACCGTGCGGTCGGTTGATCCGGTATCGACCACGACCAGCTCGTCCCAGAGGTGGCGCTTGCCTGCTGGCCAATCGTCGTAGACGGGCTCGTAAGAGAGTGAGTCGAGGCAGCGGGGCAGCAACTCCTCTTCGTCGCGGGCGATGATGACGCAGGTCAGCTTCATACAATCCCCTCCTTCGTCTTGATCGCGGGGATGACCGTATTCTCGATAAAGGTTCGAAGCTGCGTTACCTGGGCAGGCGTGAGTGTAATCTCCACGAAGTCTGTGAGCGCAGGAGCGCCGTCTGCCCCGAGCGTATAGCGCACGATCATGGTAAACGGCTCATCAGCTTGCTTCTGGAGCCGCACCTCCAACCCGAGCAGCGTGCTATACGTGAATGTCCTCGCCATCCTCTTCCTCCAATGTGGCACGCAACGCTGCCCGCGCCTGCGCCTCTTCGAGCATCTGCGCGGCTGCCAGTGCGCCGTCGCGTTGCATGACGCCGATAGCCTCCGCCGTTACCTTCACCATCACCTGCTCGTAAGGCGTCATCTCGCGCCCCTTGCTGACCACCGTCTGCTTGACCCAGCCGTCCTCATCGTGGGGAAACGTCATACCTGCGCTGGCCGCTCCCCGCCGCTTCCGGCACGGGGCGCAGATGATCCGCGTTCCCTCCGGCAGCTTCTTCAGGCCGAAGCGGAGCCAGAGCGGCACGGGTGTCCCGCAGTAGGCGCACGGCTCTTTGACCTGCTTCATGCTCACGACAGCAGCAACCACCTTCCCTGCGCTGCCGAGTAGACTAGCTCGACCGTAAAGCCCCGCGCCTCATTCGCCCCGCTGGGCGTGATGATGCGGTTCGTGGAGGTTGACAACACATCCTGATTGTTGATCGTCATCACCTGTATGGTCGAGTTGAAGATGACCAGCCTGCGCGCGTTTTCCCCGCCGGTCAATCCACCGATGGAGAACGCTCCCGTCGGCCCCGTCACACGTAGCAGCCCCGTCTCCGGCACGGCCACGTTCTGATTCGCCCCGTTGACGAGCGCCTGTGAAATCTCCGCACCTGCGTAGCTGCGCCCCTCTATCGGGCCTATCTCCAATGGGCGCGACGTGCCGCCGGGAGCCGCGTCAGGCGTGACGTAGACACCGTGGATGGACAGCACTGTGCCTGGGTTCTGATAGCCGCTGAAGCGCGAGAAGCCCCCAGACATGACGACGGACTCGTCGTTCCCCTGACCGTCGATGATCACGCGGCTGTAGAAGTTGCCGGACTGGAGGTGGAGCGCCGAGGTGATGACGTACATCTCGTTGCCGCCCCCACCGCCGTTGAAGAGGTTGGAGGACAGGATGACGTTGGCCGTCGCCCCGCCGCTGGCGGCGTTGTAGGCAGCGTAGAGGGCGCGGAACGTGTTGCCGCTGATGACGGACGCGCTCTGGAGCCCGCCTTGATTCTTGATGGCTATCTGAGCGGAGGTCGCCCGCGCCACTCCGTCGAAGACGTTGCCGGAGATGTTGTGCCCCTGCCCGCTCATCATGAATGCGCCTTGGTCGAACGAGCGAACGGTGTTACCGTTGATGCTCCAGGCCACCGACGTATTGCCGGAGCCGGAGGCGGGGACGAGCATCCCCAACAGGAACAGGCTACAGGCGTTGCCGTTGAACAGGTTGCCGATGACCGCCAGCCCGTCTACCGGCGTGCCGTGCCTGATGATGTTCGGGCCGCTGCAAGCGAGGAAGACGCAGCTTGTGATTCGAGGCCGGAGCGTCGAGGCGTCGAGGTCGATGACGACGCCGGTCACGGCGACACCCCGACAGGCGATGAACTGGCAGTCTACCGCCGCGCTCCTGATCTCGGCGCGGCCGAGGAAGCTGAACACGCAGGCGAAGACGATGTTGCGGTCTTCCTGGACGACCAGCCTCGTCTCATCGCTGTCCTGCGTCGTAAAGTGGAGATTCTGGAACGTCACATCGGTCTTCTGAGAGGAGATATGCACTGTCGCCTTGGCGTTCTCACTCTCCTCACCGATGATCAGCCGCACCGCATCCGCTACTGCGATACCCGCAGCCGTGCCGACCGTCGTGTCGATCCGGTAGGTGCTCGTAGCATCGGGAGGAGTCGTCCAGGGCACCCCGACCGTGAGGACGGTCGCTGAGTTAGTAACGATCTCCCGCGTCTGGCCGACGCCCGTACCGCCTGTGATGACGAGGCGCTTGCGGACGTGCTCGTTCGCCGTCCACGCTTTCGTCGTATCGGCAAGCGTACTCGCCCCACCGGACGTAGCCGTCCCGCTGTCCATCGAGTGCGCCACTGCGGACGTATCCTTGATGCCCCGCGTCAGGCCAGTAAGGTTCCCCGCACCCGAGCCGGCGGACTTGCCCGTGTAGGAGCAGAGTTCCTTCTCGATCAAGATGTTACCCGCCGTCGGGAAGTTCGCCAGCTCTGCGACCGGGCAGGTGGTCTGGACATTTGTCATGCTCGCAGTGAGTCGGCTCCTCGCCGCCACGTCGCCCATGGTGCGGACGAAGATGGACGTATGCGCGGCGTCGATGGCGAGCTGGAGCGTGTCGTAGACGTTGCCCTTCCCCTTTGCGTTCGTATCGTTCGTGTCCACTACGGCGTCGTAGTAGGCGGGGACGACGATCTCAGTGCGCGTCGAGCCGGCGTTATCCTGCGCGAAAATGCCCGCCCCCATGAAGTGCAGATCGGCGCGAGCAGTCAGGCCAGCGGCGACTTCCTCATGTATGATGTGTCCACCCGTACCCGTCGGCCCTGTCGGCCCAGTAGCTCCAGTCGGCCCTGTGGGGCCTGTAGCACCTGTCGCGCCCGTGGCCCCTGTTGGCCCCGTGCCCCCTGTAGCTCCAGTCTCGCCCGTGGCCCCAGTGTCACCTGTCGCCCCCGTTGCACCCGTCGCTCCAGTTGCGCCCGCATCACCCGTTGGCCCTGTAGCTCCGGTCGCTCCTGTGTCTCCAGTCGGGCCAGTGGCTCCCGTAGCGCCGGTAGGGCCGGTAGGGCCTGTTGGTCCCGTCGCGCCGGTGGGGCCGGCATCTCCTGTCGCCCCGGTAGCTCCAGTTTCACCCGTCGTTCCAGTCGCCCCGGTAGGGCCCGTAGCGCCTGTAGGGCCAGTAGAACCGGTGTCTCCCGTAGGGCCTGTAGCGCCCGTTGGCCCTGTTGGGCCAGTGGCTCCCGTACTTCCTGTTGCCCCCGCTTCACCAGTCGCTCCTGTAGGCCCTGTGGGGCCCGTAGCGCCTGTAGGACCCGTGGCACCCGCACTAGCCTCCGCCCACTTGAACCCAAACGCCTCCGCCGCGTCGAGCGTGAGCACGAAGCCGTCCGTCGTCGCTGGCAGGCGCCCGATGATGCCGGCCACGTCGATGCCGGGCAGGTCGCCCACCGTCGTCTGCGGGAAGACGGACACCAGGAAGTCGCGCACGTCCTGCGGGCTGATGTCGGCGCTCGTGTTGTCGGCGAGCAGCGTCTGGAGGGCGGCGAGGGTGCGGGGGGTGTCGGCCATCTACGTCGGGCTCACTCTCCAGCCGAAGTCGAGGTTGCTGGCGCCGGGGTCGGACCGGCAGTTCACCTGAAAGGTCGTGGCGCCGATCGTGTCGACCCAGATGATGCCGGGGTCGTTCGTCGGGTTCTCGCCCAGCGTGACGGTGATCTGCTGCAGCGTCGGCGTGAAGCCGCAGCCGTGCGTGACGGTCGCGGACGTGGCGCCGCTCGCGATGCTGCCCGTGCCCTTGAAGTCGAGCGTCCCGCCCGCGCCGGTGCCACGATGGGTGTGGGTGAGGATGACGCCGAGTGGCGCGTTCGCGTCCTGGCGGAGCCGTCCGTCGCCGGTGAGGATGGCGCCCAGCCGCGCCTTCAGCTTCTCGAACTCGCGCTCCAGCTTGGTGATGCGGCCGGGGAGGGGGCGCAGGTGGCTCATGTCGGCAGGCTCATGTCGGGATCACCGCGAGATTGTCGTTGACCGTTGTGCTGTGCGGGTAGTTCAGCGTCAGGTCGATCCAGGCAGCGCCGGTGGGACCGACCGGCGACAGCTTGTAGATCTTGTCCTGCGATGTGATCGCCAGATAGAGAGCATCTGCTACCAGGGAGAAGGCGAACGCTGCCGGGATCGCGCCATCAGCGATGAGGCTTTCCAGCTCAACGTCGAGGGCAGTGTCCACGAAGGTCTGGCCGGAGTCCACGGAGAGGTAGAGATTGTAGGTGTCTGGCGTTGGCGTCGAATCTTTGAAGATGTAGGCGACCACACTGCCCTTCGCGTAGATGCCGAGCACACGGTGCAGCGTTGCCTGATGGGACGTAACCGTTGCCCAGTTGACGCCGTTATCATCGCTTCGGAGCGTGTACCAGATAACAGGCGCCACGACCGTAAAGGGTCCCTGCGCGACAAGGCGGTTGTTCGCCAGCATCACGCAGTCGTAGTATTGCTGGACGCCGGATTGGCCCTTCCTGATCGCTGAGTTCGTGTTCGTAGTCCAGTTGGCGCCGCGATCGGTCGTAATCGCGATCCATCCGGTCGTTGGAGCATCTCCAGTAAAACCTATGATCGCGATGCGGTTTTGGTTGGTCGGATGGGGCGCAATTCGCCAGCCTCTTCTTTGTTGCGTTGTGCCGTTTCCGTAAGTGAACGAGGGTCCGTTCCAGGTGTCGCCATCGTTGTCTGAGTAGTAAACCGCCGTTCGCGTGAACGTATCCGCCGTGTCGTGTACGATGCACCAGAGGCGACCGCCAGCATCGCGGGCAACATCCATAATACCGCCACTGCCCACGCCCGGATCGGGTGTGGCCGCCCATGTCGCTCCAGCGTCCTTCGTTCTCCGCCCAACACCCCATCCCCAAGCGTTATCTCCGTCGTCACCGTTGATGACGAACCAGAGATTGCTGTTGATGCAAATCGGGCGTGGGCCGGAGCCAGTAACGCCGGTGAGAACAACTGGTGTCGCCCAGCCCCCGCCCTGGAGTAGACTGTATTCCCGTGGGCTAACATCGATGCCGGTAGCGAGCAGCCGATCATCGCCGCTCGGCGCGCGGTCCGCAATAGCTACCTGCCGCCCCTTCGCGCTGGCGGGCCAGGCGGGGAATCCGGTCGCCGGGCGGAGAGCGCCGACCGTGACGAGTGCGTCCGAACTCTTGTAGATGCCGACGGTCGTCCCTGCGATCTCGGCCGCGATCAGGTATACCCCGGCCGTCGGGTAGTTGAAGATGTGGTCGTTCATCCAGATGGCGTGGTTCGGCGTGACGCCGGCCGGCAGCACGTCAGTCCGCTTCGTCCAGGCGATGCCGTCCAGGGAGGCCCAGACGTGGCGGTCGTTGAAGGCGGCGTAGAAGGTGCCGGGCAGCGTGTTGGGGACGACGTAGCGGCCTGTGGTGTTGCCCGCCTCGAGGCCGGTCGCGCGCTTCCAGGTCGCCGGCTGCCAGGGCGACACGGCGTGGTAGATCGGCCGCACCCCAGACGTGCCGCCGTCCGCGTTCTCCATGACGATCACCAGCCCGCCGCCGTCTCCCTTGTCGCTGGCGTCCACGATGCGCAGCGCGCTCGAGGCGGCCGGCAGGTCAGCCGCCAGCTCGCCGCCCGTCGTCAGACCCTGGAACGCGCCGCTCTCCGACTTGTAGGCGATGAGCGGGGTGCCGTTGCCCGTGCCACCCCAGATGAAGATGCCGCCCCCGCCGGGCAGGCCGATGGAGCGCGCCGTGGCGCTCGCCAGCGATAGCTCCGTCCGCAGGTTGCTGATCAGCGCCCACGTCACACCGTCGTTGCTGCTCACGTACACGCGGGCATCGTCCGTCACCGCCCAGACGCGGTTCGGCTGCCGCCAATCCCAGTCGATCTTTACGATGGCGGATCCGACCGCGGCCAGCACCGTTGTGAGCGCGGTCGCACAGAAGTCGGTCGTCCTTGCGATATGCCCGTCCTCGAAGCCGAAGACGGCGATGCCGCTGTTCACACCATCGGCTGGCTTGGCCGCGACGGAGCGGCAGGTGGAGCCCGCCCGGTCGTTCCAGTTCTGGCCCCCATCGGGCGTCGCGGAAGCGTTGTTGTCGAGCGCGGCGAAGATGGCGGGGACGCGGACGAGCGTTGCTATCTCATCGACATCGATCACCTGCGTGACCGCCCCGGTCAGCCCGTCGTTGTCGGTGACGGTCAGCGTCACTGACCAATCGCCGGTGATGGAGGCCGGGTCGATCCGGACCGTGACGACGGCGGTGGTGAGGGTGTGAATCTCGGGCGTCGTCACCTCGTCGTCCGACCAGGCGAAGCTGGCGATGGCGCCGTCCGGGTCGTAGCTGGACGCCTTCGCGTCGAAGGTGACGAAGGCATAGACGCGGTCGCCGAACACCTCGCGCTCGATGCGATAGCTGAAGGCGGCGATGGGGTTGAGGCTGAGGGTGCCGCCGAAGCGAGGTCCGCCCAGCAGCGTCACCCGCGTCACGTAACCGGCGTCGCCGATCTCCTGCTCGATGCCGTGGATGAGCCAGTTGCCCGTCAGCTTGAACTCCGGCAGCGATAGGTTGAGCGTCATGCCGAGCTCGAGGCGCGGGTCGCCGGCAATCTCCAGCGTCACCTGCTGAGGCACGCGCGCGTACGCGTTGATCAGCCGCAGCGCCACCTCCTCGGCCTTCGCGTCCGTGTCGATCAGGTGGTTCTGGAACTCGGCCTCGATCTGCGTGTCGGCGGGCAACGGCGGCTGGATGAGCGAGCGGTCCGCTACGCTGGCCGAGGCGCTGATCGTGCGCGACGTCTCGTCGGGCGGCGTGCCTTCCGTGATGGTCGCGCCCGTCACCGTTACCTGACTGCGGAACCAGGTCGGGTCTTCGCGCACCCCGCCCTCCAGCACGTAGGCGTGATCGTCCGTATCGGTCGTGAGCTTGCGGAACGCGGCGGGCGCCGGCGTGCCGTCGACGGCCGCGATCACGACCGTCCCGCTGCCCAGCTCCCACACCCGCAGGCCGTCGATGTCCATCAGCGTCTGCAGCATCCCGGCCGCCGTGTCGCGCTCGAGCACCGCCGTGGAGGCCGAGCCGAGCGTGAAGGCCGGCACGGTCAACGCGCGGTCGGTGATGCCGACGTAGTCCAGCACGCCCTCCAGCGCCGCCTCCACTGTGATGCCGTCGACGTCGCGCTCGCTGATCTGGATGGTGCGGAAGGCGGAGAAGAGCTGTCCCGCGCAGGAAAGGACGGCCCGGTCGAGCGCGTCGATGCTCCGGTCCTGGACGTAGCCGTTGAAGACGCGCTGGAACTCGCCGTCGAAGCCGACGTCGACCTGCACGATGTTGCCCGCCGCCACCCAGGTGGGGATGAGGTTGAGCGTCAGGTTGCAGACCGGGACGGGCGAGTCGAACGACTTCCGCACGTTCAGCCCCAGCACGACCGGCGTATCGCTGCTGGCCGCCGGGTTGTTCAGGTGGAACGGCACGCCCTTGACGAAGACGCGGACGTCCAGCGCCCGGGTGCGCGCGAGGACCTTATCAGCTAGTGCCACGGCGTCACCGGCTCACTGCCCCACTGCCTCACTGCGCCACCGCAGTCCACTCGATGTAGAAGCGCCCGTTGTCGGCCGGCTCGGCGTAGCGAACGAAGAGCCGCGTGATGACGATGTTGAAGCCGGTCGTGTTCTGCGGGGTCTTGAACAACACGGCCAGCTTGGCGTTGTAGACGGCGAGCAGCTTGTCCTTCGTCGCCGTCGATGCGCGGTCGCAGACGAAGTCCCACTCCTGCGAGCTGTGGCCGATGTGGGTCAGCACGGAAGGGACGTCGCGCACCAGCACGTCCTGCTTGCTCCAGCGCTGCGGGCTGAACTCGACGATGGGGCCGCGCGCCGGCACGTCCGTGCGGGGGAAGGTGTAGCCGTCGATGATGAACTCGTATGCGGTCGTCATGCCGGCACGAACACCCCCGACCCGGTGAAGCTGCCGCCGAAGCCGGCGTTGCGGAGCGCGCGGTCCGTCTCGCGCGTCACCTCGCGGACGATCGCCTCGCGGCTCATCTCGGTCTGGACGTGGACGTCGATGTTGAGGGCGCCGCCGGCCGTGCCGCCGATGCCGCCGCCGGCCCCGAGCCGCCCGCCGCTGCCCAGCACGTCACGCGCCGCCACCAGCGCGGCCGTGAAGTCGCCGAGGGCGCCGATGGCGGCCGCGCGCGCGAACGCCTCAAAGGCGAGCTGGAGGTTGAGGCCGCGCAGCAGCTCGGACTGTTGGGCCAGTACGCCGATCAGCAGATGGGCCTGTGTGAGCTGCTCGCGGTCGGTGAGGAGGGTGCGGTCGGCGAGGTCGGCGTTCGCCCGCATGATGTCCTGCTCGGCGCGCCGCAGGTCGAGCGCCCGCCGCAGCGCGTCCAGCTCTCTGTCGATCGCCTCCACGCGCGCCTCGTTGCCCGACTGCTCGGCAAGCAGCCGCTCGCGGCGCAGCTGCGCGATGCGGAGGTTGGTGCCCGCCTCCTCGCGGGTCGGGCGCGCGAACAGCGCGTCGAACGCCTGCTGGGTGGCGCGCACCGCCGCGTCCGACAGCCGCTGCAGGAACTGCGCGACCGACTCGGTCGCGTCGCGGAACCCCTCACCGAGCGTGGCGAGGGCGTGGCGGAGCGTCCCCGCCTGGCCGCTCAGGCCGGCGCGGCCGATCAGCACGTTGAGCGCGGCGAGCTCAGAGCGCGTCTCGAACGTCGTCTGCGCGAACGCCACCTCCGCCTCCAGCAACAGCCGGGCACCGGCGCGCGTCGTGGTGCCCGCGTCGGCGAACAGGATGAAGAGCTTGGCCAGCTCGACGCGCAGTTCGGCCGTGCGGTTGACCGCCGCCGCCTCCGCCTCCGCCAGCTCGACCAGCGCCCGCTGCCGGATGTAGGTCGCGCTCGCGAGCCGCTGGCTCGCCTTGTCGAGGTCCACCTGCGCGCGGAAGGCACGGTTGGCCAGCTCCTCCAGTTCGATCAGCAGCTCGAGGAAGGCGGCCTGGTGAACGGTGATGCCGTGCGCAGTCGCCTCGGCGAGGTCGATGATGCCATCGGAGAGGATGTCGATCTCCTTCGCCGCCTTGCCGCCGCTCCCCTCCAGCTCGTTGAGCAGCGCATCCAGCCCCTCGATGCCCGTGCTGGGCAGGCCGCCCTGCGGCGCCCCGCCCTGGCCGAGCGCGGCGCGCAGCTCCTCCGGTGTGCCCGCGCCGCCGCGGCGATGGATCGGGGCGAGCAGCCGTAGTTGGCGGCTGATGTCGGGCGCCTCCAGGTCGAGCGACAGGCCGCTCAGCGCGGCCACCAGCTCCTGCGCCGCCCTCACGCCGGGGATCTTGCCCGCGCCGGGAATCCTGCCGATGGCGCCGCCGATCTTGCCCGCGAGGCCGGCGATGCCGGCGGCGATCGCGTTGATCGCGTCGAAGATGCCGCCGACCAGGCCGTCGAAAATGTTGGCGATGGCGATCGCCGCGCTCTGCACGGGGCCGGGGAGCTGCTTGAACACCGCCTCCCAACGGAAGGCGAGGAAGGTGATCGAAGCGATGAGGCCAAGCGGGCCCGTGAAGACGGTGACGATGTGGAGCAGCCCGAGCACGACCAGATCGAGCCGGTTGCCCAAGTCGAGCGCGCCGAGGAGCTTGGCCGCCGCCTCGGCGGCCAGCCCCAGCCCCTGGGCGGCCTTCGAGATGGCGGGGAGCAGCACCGTCCCGACCGTGATGCCCAGCTCATTGAGACGCGCCTTCGCCCGCGCGATCTGCGCGGACGTCGTGCTCATCCGCTTGTCGAACTCCTCCTGGCGCGCCGTCCCACGCTCCACCTCCGCGTTCGCCTCTTCGAGAATGGCGCGGAGGCCCTGCGGCCCGCCGACGGCGGACGCCAGTTTGAGGAACTCGCGGGTTAGGCGGACATCGGAGAGGCCGAGGGCGTCGAGCACCCGGATGGCGTCTTCGCCCGCGGCCTGCAGGCCCTCCACGAACCGCACGAACGCCTCCGTCGGGTCTTCGCGGATCAAGGACTTGAACTCATCGGTCGTCACGCCCAGCACGGCGCTGAATACGCGCAGCTCATCGCCGCCCGTCACGGCCGCCTGCTGGAGCGCCAGCAGCACACGCTGCGCCACCGTGCCGCCCGCCTCCGCCTCGGCGCGCACCGAGGCGAGCGCGGCGGCGATGGCAGCCAAATCCTGAGACGGAATCTTCAGGACGGCGCCGGCGCCGGCAATGTTGGTCAGGAACTTGGTGATCTCGCCCTCGGTCGTCACGAACTTGTTGCCCAGATCAACCACCACGCTGGTCAGACGATCGATGTCATCGATGGTGAGCTTGAGCACCGCCCGCAGGCCGCCGAAGTCGAACGCCGCCTGTGATGCCGTCAGGTCGTCCGAGGCGCCGACCAGCTGCAGGATAATCTTCTCAAAGCGCGCGATGTTCTGGACGCCGGTGATGCCGAGCGACCCGGCGGCCTGCCCCACCTCGTTGACCGTGCTGGTCGTGGTGGCCAGCTCGATCGCGAGCGCGCGGTTCGCCTTCGCCAGCTGGGCGAACTCCGCCTCCGTCGCCTCGACCGTCTTCTTGATGCCGGCGAACGATTTCTCGAAGGAGATGGCAGCTCGGCCGGAGGCGAACAGGCCCGCAGTGATGCCGATGCCCGCGAGGGCGAGTCCACCGAGCGCGACCGTGGCCGCGCCCGTCACGTTCGTGAGGGCGGCGATCTGGGCCGTCGCCGTCGCCGCCTGCGGGTTGATCAGGCCGAGCGCGGCGGCGCTGCGCGCGGACGCGCGGTTGAAGGCGTCCGCGCCGCGGGTAGCCGCCACCGTCTTCTGCCGGAGGCCCTCCAGACCGCCGCCGATGCGCTGGATATCGCGCGAGGCGCGATCGAGCGCCTGGATGATGAGCTGGAGCTCGGCTTGACTTGCCATGTTATAATGCGCTTCCTATGATCCGCCTCATCGCCGTGTCGCTCGTCCTCGGTCTATTCGGTCTGGTCGCGCTGGGCTGTATCTCACAGGATGCAGAGGATGCTCGCGTCCAGACGCCTTCAGGAGAGGTACTTGCCCAGATGTTGAGAAACCGGCTGACGGACGGTTCGTGGTACGAAGCTGTCCAGCTGTGCCGCGACGGAGAGGTCGAGTTTCAGCAGTATCCGGAGCTGCCCGCCGATTGGGCATTGCTCGCGCCAGCCTGCGCGGCTGTGTACGAACTGCGAATCGCCGGCGCGCTGCGCCTGCTGGCCGAAGTCGCTCCCCCCAAGCCGAACGCCATCCCCGGCCTTGAGGAGCTCCTGGACGAGCTCGAGGCGACGCCGTGATCATGCGCATCGCGTCCTAGCGCCTCGCCCTGTGCCGGGCAGCGTGGGGCGTTCCACCGCCGCTGGCACCGTCGCCGCCGGCCGCGCCGCCCTTCATCTGCGCCGTCTCGCGCTTGCGCTGACGTACCGACGCCTCGATCGCGAGCAGCAGCTCGGCCATCGGCGCATCTACCTCTGCGGGGAGCCGGTGGAGGGTTTCCGCACAGTAGAGGTAGATAACTTCGGCTCCTTCGTGCTCTCGGAAAAATCCTCCGCCGCTCCAACGGTGAGGCCGGAGAGGCGCATGATGGCCGACGCGATGCCGCTCACGATGTCGAGCGCGCCGTCGTTGAGCCGCTCCAGGTCCTCCAGCGTCAACGGCGGGTCGATCACGCCGAGCAGGCACAGCCGCTTCAACCGGTCCCCGGGGTCGCCCTCCGCGCTCAGCATCGCGACGAACGGCGCGCCCTCCTGGACGTTCAGGCCGCGGATGCGGATCGTGCCGCCGCCGCCCTCGGCTGGCAGCTGATAGTCCTCCTCACGCTGCGCGAGGCGTTGAAAGAGTTCGTCTTTGTTCAGGCGGTGGTCGCGCTGCTCGCGTTGCTTGGTGCCGTTGCGGGCGCCGCCCGCTGTTCGTGCCATGTCGCGTCTCCTCCCTTGATGACGATGGCGCTGTGGCGCCGGCCGTCTGCGGTGAACTCAGTCCAGATGTGCCCCTTGAGCCGGAGCTCCTGCGGCCCCATCGTCAGGACGATGTGCAGCTCCTTCGCGCCGTTCCGGAAAAGCAGCGGGTCGAGCCGGTAGCCGTCCGCTTCGATGCGCCACTCCCGCTTCCAGCCCGCGAAGCGCCAGGAGTAGAGCAGGCCGGCCTTGCACCCGTAGAGGCGCACCTCCGCGACCGGGCCGTGCATCCTGACGCCGTGGGCCAGTTCGGCAAGGTGGCGCCCCAAGTCCAGTTCCCTCCTGACCCGCCCCGGCTACGAGTGCCGGAACGTGACGACGCCGCTCGGGCGGATCGACCAGTTGAGGTTCGACATGTCGTCGAACGGCAGGCCGATCTCATCCACCGAGACGAAGCCGCGGCCGTAGAAGTAGGAGCCGGCGTTCGCGCTGTCCGGGTACACGTAGAACCAGCCCTCGACCTGCGAGAGCGCGTCGTCCATCACCGTGAAGACGGCGTTGTCGTACAGCCCGGTGATGCCGATGTTCGCCGTCTTGAACGTCGGTTTGAACGTCCGGTTCGTGTCGAGATGGACCGTGTCGTCCACGAACTCCGAGCCGAGGTCGAGCGTGATGTTCCTGGTCTCGGCGATCCGCGACGGGGAGGCCGTCGAACCCCAGTAGACCATCGCTCGGGTGCCAACTATGGTAGCCGTAATACACCTCTCTTTCTAAGCCGCGAGCTCAATCAGTTGTCGCGCTCGCGCCTCGACGGTGTGGCCCTGCACAGCTTGGCGCTGCGCGTCAGCCATCGCCGTCCTGTAGTCGTCGTCACTCAGGCATCCACGGATCACCTCCTCCAGCTCCTGTGGGTTGCGGAAGATCGGCACGCTGTCGCCGAACACGTCGAGCAGCTCGGCGCGCGGATCGCTCACCTGGAATAGCCCGCAGGCGGCCAGCTCGTATGCTCTCGGCCCGATCGAGTACGCCTCGTTCGGATCGATGCGGCCGCCCGTCCGGTAGAACCGCTCCGTCCGGTGCATCGAGATGCCGACGGAGGAACCGCGATAGAGCTGAGCCGTCGTCTGGTTCTCCACCAGCCGGTGCCGCACGTAGGGATGGAGCGGCGATGCCTCGTCCACCTCCCACCAGTTGCCGTAGAGGCGGAGGTCGATGCCGCTCCAGTCGATCGCCTCCAGGAACTGGCGCCGGCCGGGAAACCCCGTCCCGATGAACGAGACATGCCGGTGGCCGTTGTCGCGGGCGGCGGCCGCCCGCGCCGGCGCCGCCGGGTAGTGGACCGCCGGGTCGTAGCAGTGCGGCAGGTAGTAGGTGCGATCGTTGAACATCCGGTAGCGGGCGACCGACATCTTATCGCTGACGAAGCAGACGTCCATCAGCGGGGCCTGGACCCGCGCCCAGAACTCGTCTTCGTACGGGCACTCGGTGAAGTAGGACCAGACCTGGAAGCCGTCCTTGCGCAGCATCTGCACGAGCGTCATCGGGAAGTACATCGGCGAGATGAGGTAGACGACGTCCGCTTCGTAGAGGTGGGCCGCGCCGAACACGGGCTCCGCCGCGAGGATGTTGGCGGCAAACGACCGCGGCACCTCCCCCACCTTCTCCTCGAGCCATTCGGTGAAGTGGGTAAAGAGGTTGAAGCGCTTGATGATGTCGTAGGAGAAGACGTTCTCCTCGCCGAGCACCGCGCGCAGGCCGCGCAGGTGCCCCAGATAGACATCGCGCGTCGCGACGGCATGCGGCGAGGCGACGACGAGGATCTTCATGCTCTCAGCTCCGGGCAGGACGTCAGGTGCCCTCTGTTCCGCGGCGAACCGCAGCAGGCGAAGAAGCGGGCCAGCGGCTCGGCCGTGCTGATGGCGTGGAAGCCGTCCGGCTGCATGCCGGCCGATACGTTCGCGATGGCGACGGGCTGATCGCCGTTCGCCGCTGGCGCCGCCGCCTCCAGCGGCTCCTCCGCCACCTTGCGCAGCCGCACGCGGAGGAAGGTCTTCATGGGGTCGCGCACGCGGTCCGTCAGCTCCCACGGACGGAGGCCATAGAGCCGGCGCTCGCCGTCGAACTGGCCACCGCGGATGAAATAATCAAACGTCGCCGGGACGAAGAAGCTGATGTGAGTTGGGTCGGCCATCGCGGCGTCGGACGGGAAGACGGGCACCTCGATCTCCATGTAGCCGCCCATCTGCAGCACCCGCCAGCACTCGTTCATCAGCTCGACGAGCTTCTCGCGCGGGACGTGCTCCAGGACATGGAACGCCCTCACCTCGACGAAGCGGCCGTCCTCGAGCGGGATGGGCGGCACCTCGGCGACGACATCGGGGTTGCCGGCGGCCGCGCGGTCGAGGCGCAGGTAGCCCTCCGTCGGGTCCCAGCCGGCACCGAGGTTCAGCCGCTCGCCGTCGAGGTCGAGCGGCTCCAGCACCGTGAAGGGCTGGCGCGCGTGGACGACCTCCCGCGTGTCCCATTTGCCGTCGGCGCTGGCCGTCACGCCGCGCTGAGCCGGCATCCCGCCGTCGGGTGAGAGCTGGTGCTTCGGGTGCTTGCGGATGCTGTCAGGAACGCTAGCCATCGCCATCTTTCCTTCCCTTCGGCGTGGCGCCGGCCGGTGCGGCGGGCGCACGGCCTCCCGCGATGGCGCCGCCCGGGAAGCAGGACCGACACGGCGCAGCGCCTCCGCGCTCCTTGTGCGCCTCCAGCGCGCCCTCGGCCGTGTCGATCGGGATGATGTGCGCGCCCTCGAGGCGCCAGTCGTCGGCGTCCATCCGGTGGAAGTCGCCGTAGGTCGTGGCATCCTTCACGACGACCGCGACCTGATAGCCCGCCTCGATCCATTCCTGCTTCGTCGCCGGCCACTTGGCCATTGTTCGCCTCCCGGCGGCCTAACCGCCTATGCCTACGCCGTCACCGTGCATCTGAACGAGACCTCGCCCTGCATGCTCCCGTCCTCGGTCGTGCCGATCGCGCCTGTCTCCCGCCACTGCGTCTCTTGGACCTTGCCGCCGAGCGTGCGGTCGCCGGCGACGGCGGCGACGATGCTTTTGGCGCCCGTGGGCCAGAGGTAGGCGTCGATCGCCTCCTGGGCGTCTTTGAGGTCGCCGCGCGACACGCGCACCACGACGCGCACGCCCACCGCGACGAGCGTGCCGTGTCCGGCCGGTGCGACGAGCGGTTCGCCGTAGAGCACGATCGCGACGTCCTTGTCCGGGACCGTCTTCGGCATCGTGTCGTGCGCGACCAACCCGCTGATCGTCGCCAGCCGCGTCTTCATCCCGTCCCTGATCTCTATCCAGGTGCCCATGCCAGCGCCTCACCGCCCCCAGAGCGCTTCGGCCTGACGGGCCATCTTGGGGAGCACTTCGTCCCGCATCTTCCGGCGCACGGCCGTGCGCGCCCGGCGCATATAGAAGCGACCCCTGATGCCGCGCCGCCCTATCGCGCGGGCGATGACGAACAACATGCGCGGCTCGGCCGCGATGCCATGCCGCGCCGCCCAGGGCGCCAGCGCGGAGGCCGGCGGCATCTTCTTGCCCGGGCCGCGGCCGCGCTCCACCACCAGCGCCTTCAGGCCGCGCGATGAGCCGACTATGTGGACGCGCCCCTGCAGCGGCGCGACCTCCATCGCGATGTCCTGCTGCAGCCCGCCCAGGTCGCGCGGCGCGTTGCCCTGCGCCTGTTCCTGGCCGAAGCGCGTCAGCTCCTCGATCGCCTCGGCGGCTATCGGCAGCACGAGCGCGTGCCGCTGCAGCTTCGCGCGCAGCTCCTTCAGCCCCTTCAGGTTGATCGTCATCTTCAGAATGTCGGTAGGCTCCTGTAACTGAGCATCAGCTCGTTCACGATGCCCTGCGCCTCACGCGACGCGCCGAGGATCTCGCCGACGTCGCTCCGGCTCGTCACCGAGCGCGGCGTCTCCAGCCGGAGCAGTGCCGTCAGGTGGCACGTCGCGAGCTCGATCGCCTTCGGCACGGCCGGCCAGCCGAACACGGCCGTCACCTCGACTGCCCGCTCCTGCCGCGGCCAGATGCCCACCACGCTGTTGCCCGGCTTCAGGTCCAGGTAACGCCATGGACGCGCCTCCGCGCCTTTGTCCGCGTCGGCCGGTCCCGCCCAGAAGTGGGTGTCGATGGTGAGCGTTTCGCCCGAATCCGTCACGTCGTAGTCGGCGTTCAGGTCGACCTTCACGATAAGGCCGGTCAGCGTGGAGAGGCCCGGGACGTGCTCGTGATCGGTGAGGTAGAGGCGCGGCGTACCGCTGCCCCGATAGAGACGGGCGACGGCGCTGGCATCCTTGGTAAAGAACTGGCCGAGCTTGCGCGTCAGGTAGCGGCTGACGGCGAGCAGATCGGCGTCGATCTCCGTGTCTTCGGCCGTCGAGTCCTTGTCGGCGATGCCGCGGTAGGTCGCGGCTGTTGCGTAGGCATCACCGATCGCGGCTGGCATCGATGCGATCCCCCTTGCTTGAATTGCAGACTGCGTGTACGACAGCTATGTTTTCATGGGTGTGCTCACCGCCTCTACTCAGCGGAATCAGATGATCAAATGAAAGATCATCAGCGACCACCAGAAGCCCGCAAATGACGCATACCCAATCGTCTCGTTCAACGATTAGGCGATAGTCAACATGCTCCGCGTAATTGCCCAGCCGTTTCGCGAGGCATCTAGCTCGCTTTTCTCTAGCTACAAGGCCGAGGGGATCGCGTTCGCGAAGCCGAGTAGCATGCCGACGCTGGCGCGCTGCCTTCCCTGATTCTTTGTAGGGACTGTCATAAACTCGGTTGGCGCGCCGCCGATCCTCTGCGGCTGCCACACGCGGATCGGCCTTTGTTAGACCTTTGTTCCAGGGCATCTACCTCTCCTACCCGCATAGGCGTCAGCGGGAGCGGTTTGTGCGCGGTGCTCGATGCTACTGCGCCGGGTCTCTGGTCGTTCTCCTCGTCCGGTAGTTCCCCATCGGGCAGTTGTAGACGCCGTCGCGCAGCTTGAGCGGGGAGCCGTCGTACGGGCATTCGAGCAGCGGCTTGCGCCGCTCGTCCTCCGCCTGCTTGCGTTCGTCCTTGATGATGTCGAGGAGCTGCTGGTTGCTCATGCCGGCACCACCAGCCCATTCGCGCTCAACGGCCGCCAGTAGCAGTCCAGCCGGATCGTCCCGTCCGTGATCGCGGCCACCGCGACCGTCCCGACGATGTTGTCCGTGATGGCAATGTCTTTGACGGCGGCCGGCAGCGCGACGCCGTTGGGGTCCGGCACCGTGTCCACCCAAAAGTCGCCGAGATCGATGTCTGTGGCGGTCGTCGCGGCGATGAAGAGCGCCGTGCTGCCCGTCACGCCCAGCGCCAGAGTGGCGGTGGCGCCCGCGAGATCCTCAGTGCAGAATGGGACGACAGAGACGATGAGCACCTCGCCCGTCACCGTGAAGAGCGGCACGTTGCCGATGGCGCCGAGATTCGCTGCGCCCGTGAACGCGATCGTCTTGGAGGCGCGGAAGGGGCCACCTACGAGGTAGAGCTGCCAGGCCGCGCCATCGTAGAGATACTGGGCGCCGGTATCCGTCTCGTAGAACAACGAGCCCGCGCGCGGTCCGGTGGGCTTCGTATCGGTCGAGAGCCCCACGAACCGCTCGATGCTGGTGATGAGCGCAACCGTCATGCGGGCAACTCCCTACCGATCAAGTGCCAGGCCGAGTCCCCCCGCACGTACACCAGGCCGGTGTCCGTCTCGTAGAACGTGCTGCCCGCCCCAGGCGCCGGTTTCGTGTCGGACGAGAGGCCGATGTAGCGGCGGATGGCGGCGACCTTGGCGACGGTCATGGCGCGCCGTTATCCGATCTGGATGGCCCGCGCCCAGGCGACCTTCATCCGGTGCGCCACGGCCTCGCCGGTCAGGAAGTGGATGGTCGGCGTCAGCTCCTCGTCATCCGGGATGTTGGTGGTGACGCGGCCCACCTCGACGCCGTTGACGTAGAAGTAGACCGACGTGCCATCAAAGTAGAACTCGAGCGTCACGAGCGTGTTCGCGGCGAGCGTGCCCTCATTGTCGCTCTGGGTCTCCGTCGAGTCCTTCTCGGTGACGGTGCTGATGCCCGTCCCGCCGTCCAGCTTCTCGAAGTAGACGCCGTCGGTCAGGCCGCCCAGTGCGTCAGTGTCGCTGATCGCCAGGCCGACCAGGAAGTCGTCCTGCGTCGCCTCATCGATCTTGAGCGCGATGCCGAAGTAGACGTCGCGGCCGCTCAGCCGGAAGGCCTCGCCGTTCAGCTGAATATTGACGCCGTCGTTGTCGGCATTGTCGGTAATGATCTCCCACTTTATGCCGACCTCGTCGGATGCCTCGACATCGGAATCGCCGCCGACGCCAGCCTCCACAAGCGTGGTGACGTAGCCGCTCGGCTGCGTGCCCGTCCCGCCCGTGTCTTGCGCGTCCTTCGCCTCGAGTTCCCACTTCACGACATCGGGGCCGATGGCGTCGAGCAGCCGGTTACGGTGGGTATCCCAAAACGCTAGTGCGCCCCGGATGTAACGACTGTGCACGGTCATTGCCTAATCGCTCCTTTCGAGCTCCGCCCTGCGGCGGCGATTATGTCCGTGGCGATCTGCGCCCCTGGCCGACAGCCGCGCGGCCGCGAGTTGGCTGCTGCTCTTCCTTTTCGCCAGCATCGCTAGGATTGCTCTCGGATTCCTCCGCAGCCGTTTCTGCGCCTGTCTCATCAGCCGCAGGCACCGCAGACGTGGCAGGCGCGGCCGGTGCAGCGAGCGGCGCTGGCGACAGTTCCTTCAGATCCCGGATCGCCGCTTCGAGCAGCTGCATCTGCTCGGATTCCGAACCGAACCGATTCACGATCCGCGTGTAGAGGCGTTGCAGGTCAGCCCGTACCAATTCGATGCTCGGCATGCGGCATCACTCCTACGCGTTCGGCTGCGGCAGGTTCTCCGGCGCGCGCTGCGACTTCAGGCCCCACGGGATGTAGAGCGCGCAACCCAGCTTGGCGCCGGCCGCGCCGAGATCGGGGATGTTGACGCTGATCCACTCGAAGTCGTCCGAGAGCTGGTCCGCGCTGACCTCGATGACGACGAGGTTCTGCTGCTCCGCCGAGGTGCCGGCACCACCGGCGTCCGTAATCTCGGAGGCCGCCGCCTGCGTCGTCTTCGACCACGCCTCGTCCCCGTCGAGCGTCGTCTCCTGCTTGTGGTAGTAGCTCGTGACGACATCCAGGTCCTGCGATGTGCCGCCGGTCGCCGCATTATGCTCCTGCACGTCGCACTGCAGGTCGTCGTTGGCCGTACCGGCGCCGGCATAGATGACGATCGTGACGCCGGCGTAGTTCTTGAGGTGCAGCCGGGCTCCTGTGTTCGCAGCAGTCTCCAAGTCGACCGGCGCGATCGCGTGGCAAACGTCGAAGTCCTTGCCGAGCCCTCGTGCTGTCGTAACCATGTGCGCTTACTCCTTTCGCCTCTCGCCACAGCGGGGTTGATTGCGCTGCGGTGAATGGGCCGGAGGCGGGGGGTTGATTGCCCGCCTCCGGCTGGCTTACTTCGGTTAGGCGCGCTCGTCCAGCGTCACGAACGGGCTCAGCGTGTTCGTGCCCTTGCGCGGCGTGATCGCCGACTGCAGCCAGCCCCGTCCGTCGACCCGCTCGATGATGCGGTAGACGGTACGATCGTTCACGAACTGGGCGTGGATGCTCGACTCGGCCCGCATTTCCATGCGGTCGCCGATCAGGTAGTAGCCGAAGTCGATGAACGCGATGTCCTTGCCCGAGCCGCCTCCGCCGAGCGTCTCCATCTTCTCCGTGAAGAGGACCGGCCGGCCGAGGATCGTCATGGGCGGACCCTGGACGCCGTTGTTCAGCCAGATGGCCGAGCCGCCGGTGCCAACCGAGAGGCTCATCAGCGCCAGTTGCGCGAAGGTGTCGATGTTCGCCACCCAGACGCCGTTGCCGAGCGAGGCCGGCAGCATCCGCGAGTACATCTTGACGATGTTCTCCCAGACGATGCTGTCCGCCGCCTGCCCCGTCTCCTTCGCCACCGAGACGAGCGCCGGCGAGTTCATCACGCCGAGCGGCTGGCCGACGCCCGAGCCACCGATGAAAGCAACGTCCTCGAACCAGGAGATGGCGGTCGGCAGGATGCTGTCAATGAAGGCGGCGAACGAGATGATGGAATCCTGGAGCAGCTCGTTCGGAACGTCGCAGCGGCAGGCCAGCTTGGCCGCCTGCAGGACCACGCGGCCGAACTTCGCCTCCGACTCACTCAGCTCCGCGCCCTCCTCAGTCCAGCTTCCCACGACGCCGCCAAAGACGCTGGAGGCGTTCGACGTGCTGTCGATGGTCGGGAACGGGACACGCGAGGAATCCATAGGGATGACGCGCGCGCGCGCACGCACGATGGACGACTCGAGCGCCACCCGCAGTAGCTCCGACCGCAGCCGCTCCGGCACGAGGAAGCCGCCGGCGCTCGGCTCAAGGCTGGAGTAGTCGTTGCGGATCTTCCGCCAGCGGTCCTGCCCCGCCATGTTGGCATACCAGATCGAGAGCAGGAAGTCGGCCGAATCCTCGAACTCCTTGTCGAGCACTGCGCCGATCGCGCGCTTGTTGTACGCTGTTCCCTTGCCTGGCGCGTCCTTGACGTTCACCGTCACGTCCGGCCGGTTGATCCCGTTCTCCAGCATGAACGACTTCAGGCCCTTCTGGATGCCGTCATCGATCATCTGCTGGATGTCGGGCCGCGCCTTGTTGACCGCCTTGACGTACTTCTGCAGGAAGTCGCCGCGGAGCTCCGGGTTGCTGAATGTCTCGCTGGCGCGCTTCTCGTCGGCGAGGAACTCGGTCAGCTCCTCGCTCGTCTGCGGGATGGCGTCCTTCGTCACGGGCGGCGGCTTTGCCGGCGGGATCGCGACCGTGCCGGACTGGCTGGCGAGCAGGCGAAGCAGGCGCCGCCCATTCCTTCTGTTGAAGCGGCTCCATGCCTGCAGCACCGGCTTCGAGACTGCATGGAACGGTTGCGCCAGTTGCGTGAGCAGCACCGTCATCAATGGGTTCACTCCGTTGCCTCCTTCCTTCGCCTGGCGGTGTGGCCGCTTAGGCGAAGACCTGGTCCTCTACCTGTTCCACTGTGTCGTCGAAGAGCCGCCCCCAGTCGATCGGCTGGGCCTGCGGCTGCGGCTCGTTGTCGTCGTGAAGATCGCCGATGCCGGCGTCCTTCGCGTGCGAGTTGAGATGCGCGCGGGCGCGCTCATGCGCGTCATCCGGCATGTCGGTCTGCGACTCGCGGCTCAGCGCATTGCGCAGGTGCGGCTCGTCCAGCGCGCCCTCCGCGTTGTGATGGGGCAGCTTCCGCAGGCTGCGTGGCGTTGTCCGGCCTTCGCCGTCCTTCTCGCCGCCTGGCAGGATGATGGCGAAGGCCGAGTCGGGCAGACCGTTGATGAAGGCGGTCGTCCATTCCGCGTTCTCCGGGCCGCCCGCGCCGCGGTGGCCGTTCTGGGCGAGACGGGCGGCTAGCTTCGTTGCCTCCGCGTCCTCGCCGTCGACGCGGTCGGCCAACCCGAGCGCGACCGCCTCGCGGTCCGAGATCCACGTCTCGTCCTTCATGCGCGCGCGCCACTCCGCTACCTCACCGCCGGCGCGGCCGGCGTAGATGCGGGCGATGTTGTCGCTCGACTTGTCCAGGGCCTCCGCCATCTTCAGCATGTCGTCGGCCGGGCCGAGACAGAGGCCGTGCGCCTCGTGCACCATCATCTGTGAGTGGGGGGACATCACGATGTCGTCCGCCGCCATGACGATGAAGCTGGCCGCGCTGGCCGCGATGCCATCGACATAGGCCGTGACCTCCGCTTTGTGGCGCTTGATCGCGTTGAAGATGGCGACGCCGTCGAAAACGTCACCGCCGAGAGAGTTGACGCGCAGCGTGATCTTGCCCGACTTGATGTTGCTCAGCTCACGGATGAAGTCGTCCGCGCTGACCCCGCCGTAGCCGATGTAGTCGTAGATGAGGACTTCCGTCTCGGCCTCGGAGAGGTTCTTGATCGAATACCAGCCCCGTGAGCCGCCTGCGCCGCCCGCCGATCGCGGCCTCTCGCGTTCGAGCGCCGCCGTCAACTGCGGCAGGTCGGCTGCGGGCTGGAGGCTGGTGTAGCGCTGTAGGCTCATTCGTCCACCTCTGGAAAACGAAAAAAGCGCCCACTCCGGAGGCGCAATGGCCTGCTCGAAATGGACGCCTCTGACTCGCTCGGAGTGCGCGGCGTCGAACTACTGTCAGTCAGATTATGCGGTTAGTCGGTTCCTTTTGTCAAGGGCATCCTAGACCATCACCTCGCTAGGCAGGCCCAGCAGCGCCAGCGCCGTCTCCTCGTCATCGATGTGGACCGCTCCCGCGCCGGTGGGCGCCTCAAGCGCCATCGCCCCAGCCAGGACCCGCCCGATCCCTGGTTCGCCCGCCAGGCGCACCGCCAGCGCCGCCGCGCCAGTGAGCGCGCACAACGCCCGAAGCTGGCCAGCGCCGACAGCGACCGCCCCAACGCCCTCGCCGGCCAGCGCAAGGTGCCGCGAGGGCCGGCCTGGCCGTGCTGGCGCGAGCCGACCTGCCCCAGCTGGCGCCGGGAGGAGGAGCAGGCCGGCCAGCGCCGTCCGTACCGTGGCGAGTGCCTGCTGCGCCAGGCGTAGGACTGCGGCGGCGGGGTCCGCACGGAGTCGCTGCTCGAGCGAGAGCAGCCCGCGTCCGGCGGGCTCCAGCGTGGCCACGCCGGCGAGGGCGCGGTCGGCGGCCAGCTCCCCACGCGCCAGGATGAAGACGCGGCCCGCGCCTTCCAGCTCGACCGGGCGCAGGCGCCGGCGGCGGCGGACGATGCCGACGCCGGGGACGCCGCGCAGCGGCTCTACAGCCGCCGCCGGAACGCAGATCGCGAATCCGCTATTGAAGCCGTTGGAAAAGGAGCAGCCCGTGCTCACGGGATGCCGATCCGCAGGCTGCCCGGCCGGAACACCGCCTGGTCCTCGGCCGGCAGGTCGCGCGCCTTGATCAGCGGGTAGACCGCCTTCAGGTTGCCGTCGGCGTCGAACACGCCCCACGAGTCGACGCGGTGATCACGCCCCATGTCGTCGAACCGGAGTTCGTTCAGGTTCTCGATAAAGCGCAGGCCGTCGCTGTCGCCGCCGCCGCGGCGGCCGGCGGTCGCCGCGCGATCGTCCTGTGGGGCGCCGAACTCGACCGGCAGGCGTTCGTAGCGCGGGTCGATCAGCTCGTCCCCGTCCTCGAACAGGCCGACGGTGAACCCGGGGCGGGCGAAGATGGCGAGCATCTCGTCCTTCGTTTCCAGCGTGAGCCCGCTCATCCCGTCACCTCCACCACGCGCGCGACCCTGCCCTCCTCGTCCCGCTCCACCGTCTTGACCACCGTCGTCGGCGCTGGCGGGCCGTGGGGGCGGAAGTTCACTTTGCAGCGCCCGCAGAACAGCTCGGGGTTGCCCTCCACGTCCTTCGCGATCAGCTTCCCGCACTCGTGGCGCACCTCGTCGAGCACGTCGCTCTGCCGCTCCGTGCGCTCCGGTATCTGCGCGGGCGCCGCGGCGGCTGGCTCCGGCTCCGGCAACTCCGGCAACTCTCCCACCTCACGCACCTTCACCGGCACGGATGTGGTGGGCAGGAAGAAGACGCCCTCCCGCGGCTTCGGGTCGAGGCCGATCGCCTCGCGCACCTCTTGCCACGACTCAGCGCCGGCCGCGAGGTTCTTCCGATGGCGCTCCTGGACCTTGTCGACGTCCTCCTGCAGCGCCCGGATGTCGGAGAGGTCGAACAGCACCTCGTCGATGCCGTTGAAGTCGGGCACGAGCTGCAGGTTGAGCGCGTCGTCCAGGTCGGACAGCAGCGGCGTCATCGTCAGGTCCCAGAAGACCTGCCAGTCCTGGCGCTTGTTCGCGTAGCTCGACGACTCATAGCCGATCAGCAGGCCGAGGATCGAGCCGGGGATGCCGAACGCCATCGCGATCCGCGCCTCCTGCATCGCGTCCAGCTCCTTCGGCAGCGCGTCGCGTAGGCCGCGGTTGAGGCCGAGCTGCTGGTAGGTCGATTCCGCCTGGTCCAGCACGAGCATCTCATGGAACCCCTGCGGCCCGCCCAGCTGCGTCTTCATCCGCTCCCGGATCTCGTCCTTCGCTTCCTGCGCGAGCTTCTGCTTGATCGACAGGATCGAGCCGGGGCCGGTCCCGCCGCGCTCGAAGAACGTGCGGAGGAAGGTCTTCATGTAGTCGTCGATGTCGACGCGGCTCGCGATCGCCATCAGCGGCGGCATGCCGTAGTAGTCGTTGAGCGGGTGGCGGGTCTTGAAGTGGATGATGTCGTTGGGCGCGAATATCTGCTTGTCCGAGCCGGCCGTATACTCGTAGCCGGCGATGAACTTCGCCGCGTCGGGGACGACGCGCACGCGGTCCGGGCGCAGCCGCCACAGCTCCGCGATCGTGCCGCGCAGCGGGCCGTTCTGCACGCGCGCCTTCAGCAGGTAGGAGTTGCCGGCAAGGGCGCGGTCCATCACGACCGTCCCCCACAGCTGCCCGCGGCTCAGCCACGGGTTGGGCGCGGCGAGCAGTCGCACGGCAGGGTGGGCCGGCACGTCTTTGAAGAAGCCCGCCTCGATCAGCCGCGCCTTCACGTCCTGCCGCGACAGGCCGCGCGTCAGCAACCGCTGCTCCTCGTTGCGGATCTCCGGGCTGTTGCGCTGCCAGCGCCGGCCGACGATGTGCGGCTCGCCCGCCGACGTCGCCAGCATCTCGATCGCCGCGAAGACGATCTCGTTGTGCATGTAGGCGCGGGAGTAGCCGAGGTAGCCCTGCTGCGGCGAGATGCCCCACTGGCCGCTGATGGGGACGGTGATGGGCGGCCTGGGGCCCGCCGCGGCAGCCGCTGTGGCGGCCCGGAGGGCGGCGGCGAGCGGGGCGAAGAGCTTCACGCGCCGAACCTCTCCTGACACCTCATGGCGATGTTCTCCGCCAGTCGCCCTCGCACGAAATCTAGACGATCGGCGAAGAGCTCTTTGGTGATCTCAGCGCGAGCATAGCACCAGTCACCCTCGATCTTCACAGCCATAGTGAAGGCGCCGTCAAAGTTAGTGCCGGAAACGAATGGTTCCCAGATCTCCAGGTACCCACTGCCGCGCTCCAGATAAACAGCGGAGGGGTTACTGACGATCTTGGCGAACGACTTCATGCCGACACCCACGCCGTGCGAAGGCTCACGCCATAATCGATCTTGCCCTGATCGCTCATCTTCTGCATCTTGGCGAGGATGAGCTTGGGCGGGTACTTGTCTGCTAGCACGATATCGGGCGCAGGTGCGCCGCGTTTGTGGAAGGCATCGCAGGCCGCCAATATCTCGGCGTCGGGAATGTCTGCGATTTTCACAGTCGCCTCTTACTGAGTACCCTGACCCGCCGGTTCACGCGCCTCGCCTTTTGCTGAGCGCCCTGACGCGCGCGTTCACGCGCCAGCGATAGAGCAGGTCGGCTAGCCATCTCAGGAACATTCTACACCTCCTTCTCGGATAATGCACCATCAGCCCGCCGCGATGAACAGCTGCCGCACATCGGCGAACATGCGGTGGAAGCAACCGGCTGGATCGGCGTCGTATTCCTCATCCGACGCGGCTGGGTTGACGCACCATGTCTCACGGAAGATGACGTGCCGGAGTTCTTCGCCGCTCACCCAGAGGGCGTGAACGTGTTCCATACCGGAGCAATCCGACCAATAGGCATGCTCGTGATCATAGATGTGACGGCAGCCCCAATGGTAGTTGACGCGGCCCAGCAGCGCGGGCAGGCGACCGCCCGCGAATCGGATTTCGTCAATTTCCAGATGGACGGGCAGCTGCCGAAATACTGCGATCGTCACAGCTCGACCCTCAGCGCGAAGCACTTCCAGTGAGGCTGTGGCGATGCCAATCGACAGGTCCTTTATCATCACGCCCTACTACTTCCCCCGCGCGGCCTCCGCGGCCTGCGCGGACGCTTGGGTGGGCGCCGCTTCGCCGCCCTGCGCTGCTCGCGGTTCGTGCCGGGCGGATGCTTCGGGCGCGGACGCGGGCCGGGGCGGCGCGCCATCTTGTCGCGCAGGCGTTCGCGCCCACCCCCGATGCGCTGGATGTCGCGCGAGGCGCGATCGAGCGCCATGATGATGAGCTGGAGTTCGGCCTGGGTGGCGCACCCCGGCGTGCGTTGCGGTTCGTCGTTCTTAGGCTTCCCCATCGGGTACGTGCCCTCCTTTCTCCCGAATTGCACGGTGGAGCTGCTCGTGAAGCGCGCGGGCGTCGTCCTCCGACATCGCCTCGATCGTCTCGCCGGGGCGCAGGTGCACGATCAGGCCCTGGTAGCCGTTCGCCAGCAGCCGGTCGGCAAGCGTTTGCAGCGCGGCTGGATCAGCGCCGTGGGAGCGGATCACGAGCAGCGCCGCCTTCGACGTGTCGATCGTCTTGGCGAGCATGCGGTCCGTCTGGTTCGCCGCCATCCCTCTATAGCCCTCCCAGCATCCTGAACACGGTCCAGGCCAGCCCCGCCGCCGCCGCGAGCGCCAGGAGGATGAGGAGCAGGCCCAGCACCCACACGACAACGTAGGCCGCGATCTTCACGTCCTCGGCGTCGATGAAGTCAGACATGCAATCTCTCGATCCGCGCTCTGATAGTCGGGGCGAAATGATCAACGAAAAGGCGGCATTCAGCATCAGATGCAAATTGATAATCACAGCACGCGTCCACTATGACCTGGGCGAATGTGCGGGCCAACTCTGCGCTGAGGCCTTGGGCGTCCCAGCAAGCGCTGTTCAGCGCATCCCACGCCTTCTCGATAGTTTGTTGAGTAGGTGCTTCAGACAAACATCGCCCCCGCTTCCTGGCTCTCCAGCGCGCCCGACGCGATCGCGTCCTGCGCCGCCTGCCACGAAAGATCGCCCGCCACCGCCGCGTCGATCTTGAGCGGCGAATCCTGCCGCTCCTTCTGGATGATGTAGAGCAGCTCGTTGTCGTCGTCGCGGATGTTCAGCATGTGCTTGTGCGCGTTCGCGATCGCGGCGACGAAGCGCGGGTCGCCGTCGTGCGACAGGTCGCCGGCGTCGATCGCCGCACGGTACTGCTGCAGCGACACCGCCATCTTCCGGTAGAGCGTCGTCGACCACGAGACGACGCGCGTCTCGCCGAACTGCCCCGCCCACTTCGCCAGGTAGGTGCCCCACTTGTAGGGGTCGGCGTACATCCGCCAGACGTTCCAGCGCTCGAACGCCGCCTGCACCATCTGGTCGACCGCGGCGAAGTCGATCTGCGGATCGCCGTTCGGCAGCCGCTCCGGCTCCCAGTAGCCGGCCACCCATTGGTAGCCAGTCGCCACCTCCGTCCCGATGAGCGCGGTGTGGTCGCGGGTGAGCGAGCCGTCGAAGCCAAGCGTGATGAGCTCGCCGGCCGCGACGTGGTAGCCGGGCCGCACGAGCGCCTCGAAGCGGTGCCGGTCGAACGGCTTGTCCTCCTCCGCGACGATCTGGTTGAGATAGAACCGCCTAGCCATCGCCGGCGTCGTGCGCGGGTCGCGGATCTCGGCCAGCAGCCGGTCCGGCGAGACCCAGTAGGAGTCGCCGCGGCACGCCTCGATAGCGGCCAGCACGGCGGCGTCGACGGCCAGGTCGGTCTCGGGCGCCTCGAGCGAGTCGTAGAGGATGCCGGTCGCCGCCGACACGCCCTGCGCGATCTTCGTCCACGCCTCGTAGTCGTGCTCGGCGTCCGAGTCCTCGCCCGGCGCGTGCGCGTTCGAGATGGCCAGGACGCGGCTCGACCCGTCACGGCTCTTCGCCGCGTTGCGCGCGATCACTTTTGCCATCTCGTGGCCTTCGTTCGGCGCGAGCCAGTGGTGCGTCTCGTTCTTCAGGATGAATGTGGCGCGGCCACCCTCCAGCGCGCGCGGCGAGCTCGTCACCGCCTCGATGCGCTTGCGGCCGCGCTCGGCGTAGATGATCTCTTTGCCCAGGTCGATGCCGTACTCCTCAATTGCCTGACGCGAGAGGAGGCCGGGGAAGAGCGTCATCGTATTCCGCGTCTGGTCGCGCGACACGGCGGCGACCTGGACCCACGCGGCGTAGTGGGGCTGGGCCAGCGGCGTCTGGCCGGCGCTGGCCCAGCCGGCGAACCGGCACGGCCCGACGAACTCGACGCAGCAGAGCACCGCGCCGACCGGGTCCTTGCCCCAGCCCTTCATCCGCCGCAGCATGCCGTAGCGGTGGACGAACCGGCCCTCGGCGTCGACGGCGTACCAGTTGAGAATAAAACGCGCCTGCTCGTCCGTGAACACCCACGGCTCGCCGGCGGTTGGGCCGTCGGGCTGCTGTAGATATTCGCGCGTCCAGCCGAGGATCTCCCAACCGAGCGTGCAGTCCGGGATGGCGTCAGGCCCGATGCGGATGCCCGACGGCTTGGGCCGGGTGGGGGCTGCCCGCCGCACGCGCTTCGGGGTCTTCGCGGGACTGGTGGCCATCACTGGCCTTCGCTCCTCGTGCGCCGGCGCTTCTTCGCGCGCGCTTTGGGCCGTGCCGCGCGGCGGGCTCGCGCAACCGTGGGCGGCATAGCGGCGGCGGGCACCATCACCAGGCGCTGCCTGTACTCCTCGATCGCGACCACGCCTGGGCGCTCCTCGTCCGGCGCAGGCGGCGCGTACCTGATGCGCAGGTCGCGCCGCGCGTCCAGCGTCGTCCCCATCACCTTCTCCCGCTGCCGGAGCTCCGTCGCCGCCTTCATGTCGCCGCGGTGGAACTCCGCCGAGATGTAGGCGGTGTCGATCGCGAAGGCCCAGTCCTCTTGGCCCCACAGCGCGCAGTGCGGCATCGTGGAGATGGCCGCCCACCAGCGGCGCGTCTGCGTCGGCCACGACGGCTGGCCTGGTTGCGTTTTCGGGAGCGCGGGCCCGCCTGCGAAGCGGACGTCGGGCACCTCGAGCCAGTCGTGCACCGGCTTGACCCGGTGCCGGATCGGCTCGCCCTGGTTTGGCTTCCTACCGGCCGCCGGCATGGATACCCCCCGAGATGAATCTGGATTCTATACACAACCGGAGCCGGGCCCTTGGCGGTATACATCGATCATAAGGCCACAAAAAATGCTACCCCCCAGTGGGTCACACCCGATCCCTGCTGGTCTTGCTGTTATGATGCCCGGCGCAAAGCGATTGCAGATTCGCCGACTCCCAGAAGAGCCGCTCATCGCCTCGATGCGGAACAATGTGGTCGACCGTTACAGCGAGGCGGCCGCATTGCCGGCAGAAGGGTTCGGCGCTGAGTTGCGCTCTGGCCAAGGCGCGCCACCGCCGCGTGTTGTAAAGCGTGGTGGATCGTCGCGCACTGGCGTAAGGTTTGCGTGGATGATCGACGCAGGGCCTCACGTTCTTGCATCGTACGGAGGGGCAGATGCTAGCGCTCACGCGATTCGTCTCCCCAAGTTGTGGATCTCCGCGCCCGGCTCGTTGTCGAAGTCGAGCAGGTAGAGCGCGACGCCGGCGGCCAGCGTGGTCTTCCCGTTCTTGCGGGCGACCGAGACGTAGGCGGTTCGGAACCGGCGCAGCCCGGCCGACTCGCCAGCGTGGCCGCGTGAGCTGGCCCACTTCCAGCCGAACACGCAGCCCACCACGAACGACTGCCAGGGCCGCAGCTCGAGCGGCTTGCCGGCCCAGCGGCCCTTGCTCTGCCGGAGGTGGGAGAAGAAGGCGATCGCGTCGCTCGCCGCGTCCTCGTCGAACACCAGGCGCCGGCCGCCGGGACGCTGTGGCTTCCGCAGGTCGCGGAGGTGGCGCCGGCAGGCCAGCTTGACGAGCTGCCCGGCGACGATCTTCCCGTCCACCACGGCGCGGGCGTACGCCGTGACGGGGTGGAGCGGCCGCCCCGACGCAGCCGGCGGCCTGGGGTGGCGGGGGCGGTGCCCCGATCGCGATCGGGGGGGCAGCGCCTTCGTCGCGAGCGTCATGCTGCCGCCTTCGATCGCTTGCGGGTCCGCCGCCGCCGCCCGACGATGGCGCCCGCGCCGTTGCGCCGGACGTTGTTCGTCGCGTACCAGTCGGTCGTCCGGGGCGGGGTGCCCTTGTGCGTCCGCTTCGGCGCGCACAGCCACTCGCGCGCCGCCTCGACGGTCGCCGGGTCGATCTGCCAGTAGGGCCGGCCGGGCGGCCGCACGCCCTTCAGCCGGCCCGACCGTAGGGCGGTGTAGACCCGCGTCACCGGGCAGTTGAGCTCCTGCGCGACCGTCTGTCCGGTGTACCACCCGCGGGCGGTCCGCGCCGTCGTCCCCAGGTCGAACAGCCGCCGGCGGCATGCACCGTAGCTGCGGCCGAGGCGGCGGCCTATCTCCGCCAGCGTCAGTACGCCCGCGTTCTCAAGCAGAAAGTCGGTCTGCTGTCTCGACCAGCGCGCCTCGTTCCAGACCGGCTTGCCGTTGCCGTCCGACGGCCGCAGCCGTACGCCCGCGCGGATCAGCGCGCGCTGGAACAGCCCGCGCCCTTTCGTGCGAGCGAAGCGCTGCAGCAGCGGCGAGCGGGGGAGCGTCCAGCCGGCGCGCGCCAGCGCCCACCACTCGCGCGACTGCGGCACGTGCCCGAGGTGCCGGTATACGCGGCGCACCGCCTCGGCGATCCGGGCCTCCGTCCAGGACGTTCGGAGGTGTCGAGATCGAGCCCACTGCGGCCGTGCGCCGCATGCCGAAGCTTTCAGCTCATCATCGCTGGCCTCCTCCAGTGCGGCACGAGCAGCCTCCAGCCAGTCCCCCAACGGTGGACGCCAGAGGCCAGGGGCCTCAGCGCCCTTACGATAGGCTCGCCCTGCTACCCGTAGGCCTCCTTGTATTACCTCCCTGGCCGCGTCCCGCTCGCGCTTCAGGCGCTCTACCTGCTTCCGGTTCGCCTCCATCGTCGCGTCCACGTCACGGTTGAACTGCTCGCAGGTGGTGCCTCCTGGGTGAGGACTCATCTCGTCTCCCCCCAGGCGTTTGCAGCCCATCACGCCACCGTCACCGCGCAGTCGTGCGGGACGCGGTCATGCTCCTCGAAGACCGTCATAGTTCGCCGTTCCTCCCCGTCATCTCGGCCAACACGACCACTGCTCGCTCGGGACGGTGTGGTTGCTCCACCATGCGGTGTTGGCGCCCACGTGGTAGAGGTCCTCGGCGTTGCCCAGGCCAGTGGCCGCGCGGGCCGCGTCCCACGAGCTTGGCGCGAACTGTAGCGCCGACACGTGATAGCTGTCGCCGGAGCGCCAGGGCACGAGCAGCCCCGACGACTCGCCGTGTTTGCAGCCGTCGTGCATGTAGACGCCGCTGCCCATGGCGACGAAGATGCTCAGCCACTCCGGGCGCCCTCCGTAGTCGAGGTACCCGGCGCTGAAGGAGCCGATGCCATCGGCGCTTTCAACCGGTCCACTTCCCACGACAGTAGATCGAGCCGCAGCCCCATCGTGTCGAGCGCCTTCGCGATCGATTCCAGTGTCGTCACCGTCTGCTCGTTCACCTCGTCCTGCCGCGTCCTGTACAGCGAGCGCCTCCAGGAAGCGGGCAGGTGCCATGCGATGAGCAGCGCCGACAGGAGGCCCAGAAGCATCACCGCCGGCATGTGTAGATCGCTCAGGTCCATCAGCACCTCCTCCCACCAGACAGAGCGCCATCGTCACGGCGACGAGCGCAACACGCCCTCCCAGCCGGCGTAGGCGCTCTGTGGTGGGCCATCTCAGTGGATCTCCGCTCCGCTCGTTGCGACCTGCTCTTGCTCGATCTCTGCACCTCCGTTGTGCTTCGCCTTTCGGTGCCGGGCGATCACGCTGCCCAGCACCGCCTTCACCCATCCGTCCCGCACCGACCCATCGCGGGGATTGCGCAGCGGCCCGCCGGCTCGTCCCGGCGCGCGCTCCGCGATCTCCAGCAGCTCCAGCCAGTCCTCCTCCAGTGCGCCGGCCGCCCATTCGAAGCCGGGCAGAACGGGCCCGCCGTCGCGCGTCCCGCCGAAGATCGCCTTCATGCGCTTGCCGTCCGGCGGATAGCCGAGCAGCGCCGCGACGCGGCCGCGCGTCTCGGCGGTAACGGCCGGCTTGCGCAGCTCCTCGAGGAAGGCGTGGTGACTGTAGTCGAGCATGCCGCGGCACGTGCAGCCCTGCGGCGTCAGGTCGCAGCGGTTGCCGCGCTGCGCCGCCTCGGCCTGCATGCGGGCCAGGGCCCGGTCCGACGCCGCCAGGCGCTCCTCGTCGGCGCGGCGAGCGGCGCGCCTCGCCTCCCGGAACAGCCGCCGATAGCGCCGTGCGTCCTCCATCCGTCCGGCGGCAGCGGCCTGCGTGGCAAGTGCGAAGAGGTCACGATCGCCCAGCCTGGTCAGCTCCGAGTCGGGCAGCACTGCGGCTTCGTCCAGCCGACGATCTCTCGAGTACGATCGGTCGGTCGGTGTAGGATCTTCTTGACCGGGAGAAAGGGATCGATCTACACCGACCGACCGATCGTCAGAGACAGATCGATGTGTCGATCTGGGGATGGGGTAGGGGAAGAACGAACATTGTGCGAACATCACAACCTGTTCGCCTCCTGTTCGTCCGAACATTCCGCGAACTCCGTGCGAACAGCTTCCAGGTGGCCATTTCGGGCGAGCTCAGCGGAGATAATGGGTGGTTTGGGGGCGCCGCCTCGCCTGGCGGCCCGCATGTCGGCCATGCGGTCTCGGGCCTCCTCCCTCCGTCGTCGGACGTCGTCGGAAGAAGGGTTGTACATCAGGTAGTCGTGGATGGTCCAGCCATCATCGGCTCGGTCCCAGAGCCCCGCGCGGACGAGCTCGGCAGCATCGCGGCGGGTGCCGTTGAGTCCAGGGAGCGCCGCCTTCGGTACCGCGCCGTCCGTCGCGTGGCGGGCCGCATAGCATAGGCCGGCCATGTGGAGGTGAAAGGCGGCGAGCGACAGCTTGACAATCTTTGGGTGATCGACAAAACCGTCATCGATGCGAATCCAGGTCACCGCACGCTCCTCCTAGCCCGCGCCGCGTCCGGATGCAGCGCCCTGCGGCTCCCCGGGCGCTCGTCCGGCAGCGACCGCCCGTACTCGTAGAGCAGCTGCGCCGTCGTCGCGCAGTGGTTCAACCGGCGCGCGAGCTGCAAACGCCCCTCGATCGTCACACGGTTCAGCCTTTCCAGCTCCGCCACGTCCTTGATCCTGGCGCCGCAGCGCAGCAGGTCGAGGACGCGGCGCTGCTCGCCGGTGACCACCAGCGGCTTGCGCGGCTGCGCGGCGCGATCGCCGCTCATGGCGTCTCTCCCGCCGCGCCGGCAGCGCCTCGACGCTCACGCCGCACATGGAAGTTGGGCGGGCCGTCCAAGCCGACGCGCACGCGCCTGGCAGCATCGCCCGGCCGCCGGAATAGACCGAAGCGAAGCTCCTCGCCCATATGCGCTATCACGATCACATCATCGCCTGCGCCGCCGCCTTCAACCGTGCTGACGTTGACCTGGATGCAGAGCGTCACGGCGCCGCCTCCGAAGGCACGCCGGCGTACAGAATGGCGCTGCTCGGCTTCCCGGCCGGGAACTCATCGCATGTCCTGCCGTCCAGCAGCCGCCCGCCAGTGGTCGGCCGCGGCCCGCCCCACTGTTTGAACAGGAAGGGAACGCCCGCCGCCCCGCACTGGTCGCGCAGCGAGCGCACCCAGGCGAGGCCGTCCCGCGTCGGACGCCAGTTACTGCCGTCGCAATGAGCGCAGAACGCCAGCCGGGTATCGTGCCACGGCTGCACACACGGTTCTACCAGCCGCCGCTCCGGCGGCCCGCCGCTCTCGCCGCCAGCGATCACCCAATCGATGCCGTTCCAGCCGAGCTTCTTCCCGCCAGCTTTCACGACATCGCGCAGCGCGTACTGCAGGGCTTCGATGCGCGGTGCAGGTCCACAGATCCTCGCGACTGGCAGCGTCCATTGCATCAGGTCAACCGGCCCCAGCAGCGGCTCCGCGCTCACGAACCGCACGGCCGCCGGTGTCTCCAGCAGCAGCGGGATGCGCTCGTCCGCCGAGCGCTGGTTCTCGACGCTGACGCCTGCCTGTACGTTCGGGAGCGGCCAGCACCAGTTTTCCGGCGCGTACCAATCGGCGTGCTTATCCTGGAGGCGCTGGCGCGTCGGGTGCGCAGCCAAGCGCTCCAGGTCGGCGGCGATCTTGGGCGGGACTATGTGGCGAATGAGCTGCGACCTTTCTGGATCGCTGAGGTAAGCCAGCATCCGCTCAGGCCGTTTCGTCAGTACCTGGAATGTGTGCTGCCAGGCCGCCCGCATTCGCGCGAAGACCTGATCGATGAACTCGTCCGGCACGTCTTCGTGGAACAGGTCGCTCATGCTGTTGACGAAGATGCGCCGGGGGCGCCGCCAGCGCAACGGCGCGTCGAGCCGGTCGGGAAGGAGCTGCACACGCGTAAAGGGCAGATCATACTGCGCCGGCAGGGGCATTCGCACCCCCAGCGAGCGCCCGCGCGCAGCCCAGCCCTCCGGCGGCGCGCCGACCCGTTGCACGTTCTGCCGCCAGCCCTCCCACCCTCGTATGTGGCGGCTCCCGTCTTCAACCAGCCCGCTCAACATCATCCCCGCCTGCATGTTCGCCTTATAGCGCCGGTTGTGCAGCTTGAGCGCGTAGCAGTTGTCGCAGCCGGGCGACACGCGCGCGCACCCGGCGATGGGATTCCATGTTGCGTCGGTCCACTCGATGCCCGTCTTATCGCCCATGCGCGACTGCCACCTCGTTCGTGATCTGCGCGAGCAGCTCTGCGCCATGCGGCGTCAGCGAGCCCGGCACGAGCCGAAACCGCACGACCCAGAGCTGTTCGGGGAAGGCGTGCCAGAGCCGCCAGAGGGCGCGCGCCGTGGGCGCCTCCGGGCCGCTGCCGAGGCGAAGGGCGCGCTCCTGCATCCAGGCCAGCCCTTCGGCGACGTAGTCGGACAGCGGCGCGGCGGCGCTGCTCTCCTTGCGCGGCGCTTCCGTCAGCTCGATCAAGGCGACCGGCTGGCCGCCGAAGCGGGGCGAGCGG